TTGTGAAAACTGTACCTGCGACAGCTGCGAAGGTTGTAGTTGCAAGGACCCTGATGCAGACGAAACAGACGACAGTTTGGTAGGATAAACAAGGAATTGCTTAAGTGCTGCGGTCGTTGTTACACTATGTATATAGTAGTGCGTCGTGCATTTAAGCAATTCGTATATCTTTCGGGAGGAGAGGATTGAGAGTATGTATAGCCAAGAATGTATTGTAAAAATTGAGGGTGTACCAAAGGGTGAGCCGATTGACCTATACATCCTGAAGCGAGGTGCAACGCTGACAGCTGCAGCAGTTACGTCTGATGACTACAAGACTTCAAGGATTGAAGTTTCAAGCGGTATCCGAAATGTCCCTGATTTTACTCGCCTATGCAAGGAGCATGAATTCCAGCTGGTCAAGGACAGGGAAACCAAGCAGTATAACCTCGAGTTTTCACTTGACATGCTGGACACGCTGTGTTCGGTTGACGGTAACCCGTGCTTCCCAGCAGAGTTTCCGGAGCAGCTGGTAGACCACCTAGTAGGGTAAATAAACTTCGAACTGCGATAGAAAATATGTTATAATAAAAATAACGTAAACCACGTCGGTTTATGTGATGAGTAAGGAGGAATGAGATGAAGAGAAAGTTTCTTGTGATCGACGTCTACGCGCTGTGCTACCGCGCATTGTACGGTTACCCTGATTTGGAAAATGACAAGGGTGAGCCTACATCGGTTATCGTAGGATTCTTCAAACAACTGCTAAGCCGAGTCCGCAACCCGGAGCAATATTATCCGGTGTTTGTAACTGACATGCCAGGTTCGTGTGATGACCGCAAGGAGCTGTTTCCGGAGTATAAATCCAACAGATCGGCGGCTGATCAATCGTTCTATGACCAGGTCGATTTTGTACTCGAGTTGGGAAAGCTGATTGGTACGGTGTACCAGTACCCACATCGAGAGGCTGATGATCTGGCAGGCGCGTTCGTTGAGCATTATGCCGACACGGATGATATCACGCTTCTGACAGTAGACAGCGATTGGCTTCAGCTTCTTCGCCCTAATGTCAGAGTTCTTCAGCTCAAGACGAATGGCGCGCACGTCCTGTGGGATGAGGCGCTGTTCTTTGCTGAGAAAAAGATCGCACCGAAACAGCTGATTTCGCTGAAAGCAATCGTAGGCGACGGTTCAGACGGTATACCCGGTATCTCAGGTATCGGTGAAGCTACCGGTATCGAACTCCTTCGTACATTCGGTGACGTCGATGGTATCTACAAGAACATCGTTCAGGTCACCACGAAGCGTAAGGTTCAGCAGAAATTGGTTGAGAACGAGGACATCGTCCGTCGGAATCTGAAGCTGGTATCTCTGAACACTAGCCTCGACACCTGGGAAGAGCCTAGTACCGTAATCACCGATGCTACTATCGATAAATTCATTGATACGTTCCAGGAGAGAACGGATTCCCAGGAGCTGACTAACCTCCTCGGCGTCTATCTGCAATATCGCAAGAGGAAGTAAGGGGTGGAGTGTTGTGTCTTCTATCGAGTACGAAGCGGCAAAAGTCTTAGCCGTCATCAAAGCAGAGCCGCATGATTATCAGGATGCTCTAGAAGTACCGAGAAACTACGCTCCTCGATATGAAGACCTGATGACCTACGTCGGTATGTATGTTCAAGGGATATTGATAATCAACGATTCATTCTACAATATCACATCCGAAACGATGTTTGCGTATGAATCTTGTTGTAAGGTAATCCGAGAACAAAACCTTGCGTCGGCGAGACCAATTCCTCAAGGTGTTCGGGTAAATTTTCAACGATGGCTGAGGTCACGTCTCCCCGTAGAATGGCTCGGTAGTTTCCTACGGGAGTACAGACTGCATCTATTCGGTAATGTAATGTGGGTAGATGATGAAACACGCGAATATGTTTCTGATTTCAATGATCCTAGATTTTTACCGAAAACAAAAGGAATCTGGAATCTAGATTATGCACCGTTGAAGAGTTATCATCGGTACGCCGAGATAAAAGAAAAATTAGGAGGTTTATGATGGGTAAAGTGATGTTCGGTACGATTTCGTACATTCCGCCTGACGGTAATCGGAAGGCGCAGAGAATCGTAAATCACAGAAAACAGCTGGATTGGCTGTCTACGTTCCTTACACCGGATGACCTGTACTACCGGGTAGAAAGTGCGTGGGGTGACGACCACGATTATGATAAGCTGTATGATGTTCCATTCGAGATTACAAGCATGCCTGTACCGGCAGCTTATCCCGGTGCAAATCGTAATTTTCTGCTTCAGAATCTTTATGAGTCTGATTACGATTGGCTTGTAATCATGGACGACGATCGTGCCTTGTACCCGTATTTCAACGGAGAAGGTTTCTTCACTCACGACCTAAAGGGACCGGACGGAGACCGCCTTGCTAAAGACGGTACGCTTATCAAAGGCTTGCACCCGATGGTGGAGCCGTTCAAGCGTCAGTGTATTGAATTCCCGAAGCGCAAGGAAGCATGGTTTATGACCAAGAGCTCACCACTGGGATTCCTTCAGATTGCTTGCATACCGAACCTTGTGAAATACGGCTATGAGCCTATCTACATGAACGGTGAAACCAGCTGTCTGGAAGGTACTGCACCTGAAGATTTACAGTTCGAACTCGATTGGGTACTTGCCAAACATGGCTTGGCTTGTAACAAGAATCTAATCGTCAAGGAGTTTGGCGGTGAGAATCAGAGTTCCATCTATGAGGATAAAGCACACCGCCGTCGTGTCGAGGCATATCACAGAGAGTGGGTTAAACAGTATCTCAAGGAGAAGAATCCAAGAAACAACGCACTCTGGGATAAAAAGACTCTGAATGCACGCCGGAATACGTTCGACCCCACTCGGCTTTTCCTGAGACGTGAGGTCGCCTGGGATGATTCCTGGGATTTGCTGCTTGAAAAGTAAGGAGGTCGACCAATGAAACCTGAAGGAAATTTCATGGTAGGCATTATCTCATATATGCCTGAAACAGATGCGGGTAAACTCCGCATTCCGCTTCATAAGGAACAGCTACGCTGGTTGGAGGCTTTGGCTGAAAAGACCGAGTGCTCATTCCCGGTATACCGAGTTGAGAGTGCGTGGGGACCTACAGCACAGCAGGAACTACAATCAACGCTTCCTATTCAGCCAATCGTTGTGGACAAGCATACCTGCGCGGTGAATCGTAACTTCCTACTCGAGAAGTTCTACGCGTCAGATTACGATTGGCTGTTCCTGCTCGATGACGACAGAGTCTTCTACGACCACTACCGCTATTGGGAATGGTTCGACGATCTCGCTACACCGAAGGTTATGGACCTGTGTAGAGACGGTTATCTCATTTCCTGCATCCTGCCTATGTATGAGCCGTTCAAGAAGGTCAACTACGAGTGGCCTAATCATGAAACGCATTGGTTCTTCGGTAAGGACCCGGTTAAGGGAAGTCTGCAGTCTTGTTTTATCCCTAACATCAAAAAGCACTGCGGGCGGGAAGTGTATTTTGACAAGCACACCGCTGCTCAGGTTGGTGAACCGCCTGAGGATACGATGTTCCAGTTAGACTGGATCAAGGCGGGAGGTCGGTGTATTCGTAACCGATTCCTCATCGCTAAAGAAGTCGGTCAGTCCGCCGGTGAAAAGAGCCTTATCTACAGCTCGCTCGAGGAACGTCGAAAGGTTGAGGAAGGACATGAACTCTGGTTCACCCAGTACCTCAAGCAGCTTTATCCCAGAAGCCCAGGGTGTTGGACACGTCGTGGATTTATCGCAGCTCGCAATCCGGAGTTCCGTGGTTTGATTCCTAGGTCGAAACCGTATCAGTTCGAGATGCACGATTTACCGCGTGACGTCGTAAAAGAGCTGAAAAAGGATGATTGAGGTATTTCAGACAGCTAATGAAGCGTATAATGCTGCAAACATTAAAAAGTCCTTCTATATGTTTATGCAGCAAGCCAATCCAAAAATAAAACCGAAGACACTGAAAACCTACTGCTCAGATGCGCTGTTCATCTGGGCTCAACTGCCAGAAAAGTGGGTTCAGAAAATCGTAGACGGCGGCGAGTATTCTGATGAGGAGTGGCAGTCTAAGCTGCGGGTGTACATTCGTAACGACATAACTGCTACCCGGTCATGTCCTGATAAGGATGCTCGTAGCTACACGAAACACTTCTGGCAGTTGATTATATTCCTGCGAATACTGAACTGCATCGAGGAGGGTCGTATAGCAACGCCAAGACGTATTGGAGTGTGATTACCTTGGAGATACCAAGTTTCTTCTATATGCAAAGCATCATCGACCGACGCAACCGTCTGTTCGAAATCGGCAAAAGAATACCTGAATACAAAGAACTCTTATCGATGGGTTGCAAATTCTACGATGGATTTTTGCTATACGACGAGGAGTCCGGTACTCAGCTTGAAATAAACAGACTATTTCTACCTGAAGATGTAAAAAATTGGCCTAGAGCGACTCGTATCTTGAACCGTTATGTCAAGGTTATCGAGTCGCTTTATTTGCTTGAAAATACAGAACATTGCATAGAATCTGCCAGGTTGTTGATGACCGAGCGTGAAGAGCTATATAAGCAGATTATTCGAGAACGAGTGTTTAGCGGGTTGAGATTGTACTACCACAACTCTGAGGGCGATTGGGGTATATATTTTATAGATGTAAACGGTTCCACTGTAAACCGCGCAATCCTTACCAAAACCACTGATAAGAATGTCAGAAAGCGGAATTGGAAAGGTAACCTCAATCGTATGCAATTATTTCTACTTCGTGAGGACTGCGAAAATCGAACACGTAGCATAATGCGAGTAGAGGAGATTTTTGACCGACACCGAGAGGAAATGGTCATGGGTGGTGTAGCCGGTTACCATACCGTAGATAAGGGGTGGTATAATGCAATCACTTGACGACGCTCAACTCACTTTTTTGACTGCTGCTGCTAAGGTGTATGCAGCTTTGAAGATAGCTAATCCCGTCGGTGATTATCACTCAGATTGGACATTGATGTTAGATATCGACGGTGCACAATTTCCTTGTCGCTGCGACTGTACTGGAGTAATTCAGTGTATAATTAGGGTGTTAGGATATGACCCGAATTGGGGTAGCACTCCCGACGGTGACGGTCTATTCTTGACATACGCAACGGAGCCGTTCATAAAAGATAAAAATGGTAGCATATCCCAAGACTGGGTTGTGCTACCGTTCGATCCCAATGATGCTCGACCTGGTGATATCAGGGCAGCTAAATACCCGCATAGTCATTGTGATATATTTGTCGATTACAAGGGCGAGTATGCTTACGGGCTAAACGCAGGTTCTGGTCCGAATACCCACGGGCGTGCTATTCCATTATCATGCGATGCTGGTGTGAAATTCCTTCAGGATAATAATCCTGACGATCTAGTAGCTACCTGGACGATACAGGATGCAGAAGCGGCAACTGTGCTTAGGTATGTAAACGGTTCAGGCGTCGGTAGTTCTGTAATTACCAGCACCAGTCAAACGCTAACATCGCTTGATGTTGAATTAGCTTTTATCCAGAACATAGAATTTGAATACCTTATCCAAGGTCCGTCAGATTATGAAAAGGTTAATCCTGGATTCTTTCCTGTCAATGCGTGTTATCCGAATGACGACGGAGTACCTGCTACTGATAGTTATGGTGACGAATGGCTGGAGTTCGTGCCTAGCTATACCCTGGCTTACGTAGTCGACGATACTGAATGGATCAATCTGATTCAGGATGGTCTGATTATGCTATATACGCTTGACAATTCAGACCCGCTCCTATACGGCAAAACAGTATTGACCAAGGACGACGGTACGAATGATTATGAAGCGTCGAAGGGTTTAGTCCCGATACTTCGCACACAATTCCCTGTTCACTTTCGGTGTGTTGTCGTTGATTATGCCACTCATAGTAGGGAATTGGGTAGGTCATCAGCTTACTTCACGAATCAATCTGCTGAGGACTGCAACCAGAGCTCTGAAGCGGTCACTAAGGCTTTCAACAATTCGACGTTCTTGGCAGACGCAGTTGGTAAGAATTTAGATAGCCCTGATTTACATGGTCACCTATTTGTAAATGATACAGAGCCTTATGACCGTTCAGGATATATAGAGTGGGTTAAAGGAGTTGATACAGATGCCTAATGAGTATAACGGCACACTGATAGTGCTTCGTGACACTAACGGTACTCAGATGAGTCTTGCTAGATTTTTTCAATTAGCGTTGGACGACGGTAACGGTCACCGAGCGTTTCCTACTCAAGGCAAATCCAGTGGTTTTGACCCTAATCATCACGCTTGGGATATGGCTACTGGTGGTGAGGTAGGCGTTGTTCCTGCACGTACTCCTGTATGCGGTACCGTTACCAGTGCCGCACAGACCGGTTGGAATGATGGTATGGGTTCCTATGTAATCGTGATGGATGAGCTGGGTAGGCAACATCGGTTTATGCACCTGACAGAAAATTCAATTCGTGTCAGTGTGGGTGATTCTGTAACTCAGGGAGACACGGTCGGTCTTATTGGTAACACAGGACACTCTACTGGTGCTCATCTGCATTATGATGTTACCGTAGACGGAGCAAAGATAGACGACCCTATCGATGCGTATGATTCCTCGACATTACCGACTGGGTGGACTATGATAGGTGCAGCTGCCGCTAATAATTGGGATTACATTCAGCTTGATGATGCTGCTACGGATTACGGTCCTCCTGGAGGTGAAACACCTGCAGAGCCGTTCTTTACAACGAAATATATCTACGACATAAGTGCTTATCAAACAGCCGCTACAATGGACACTCTGTGTGCAGATCCTGATACCGGTGGGTTCCTAATTCGATTTGCTTGGAACGGAAGTCAAGACACCGAGGTTGCTAGTCATTACGCTAAGGCAAAGGCTGCAGGTATTCCTGTTGGGTTCTATGCAGCTACCAGTAAGAACATAACGGCTGACGGTACAGTCGCTTACAGAGCGATGCTTGAAGAAGAGGTGTCTATCCTATTTGACACGCTCGGTATTCGTGCGAAAGATTGCCCACTGGGAATCTGGTTAGACTTGGAAGTTTGGAAGGGAGGTACTGCCGGCGGTGCAAATAGTGGTGTTGCCGGTAGTTTCGAGGATAACCTTCAGCAGCTTCAGATGTTCCGAGAAGTGTTCACACCGAAGGGTTATGTCACCGTTGGCTGGTATACCTACTACGGTATATTGACACAATTCTTTGACGATCCGCCAGAGGTTTCTTGGAGGGAATACCCATTTTGGTATTCACGACCAGGTGTGTCAAGATCTACCGTAGATTCTGAAATGAATCGGTTTGGTATTCATAACTGCTACATCTGGCAAGACGGATACCCCACAGACGAGGGCGGCTATTGGTCACCTGATAAAACCTATACTCACCGGGATGTTGATAACGACACAATCATGCAGCCTATACCGGTAGCGGGAGGTGGTGGCGGTGGAGGTTCCTACACCCAGGTAATCAACGTCACGGTCGACGTCGTACCTCCTAAACGTATCTACTTCTCGCCGGTACCTGGTTTGATTATAACCGAAACTGATTTATTGAATGAACGTACTGCTACCATTGAGATACGGACGGACGCAGACAGCGCAACGCTGTGGTATACCACTGACGGATCTTCACCGTATGTTTACACATACGACGGTACTACCACAGCATACGCTGTAGCAACCAACGCAATTCAGTACACAGATCCGGTAGTTATAAATAAGGATACGCATATCCGTGTTATTGCTGCTCCTACGGGTGTCGCACCGGGTGAATCGTTTCCAGAGCCGCTAGCGAAGGGTTCTGGTACGTTCCTCTTCCAGTACAAAGGGGTTGCCCAGGATTGGGATTCCGAGAAACAAGCATACGCTACGAGTGACGGTGATGCATCATTCTTTGAAGAGAATAGACAAGCATTTCTACTTGAACACATCCTGATGACACCAGAAGAGGTTTTGTATGCTGATGTGTATACGCACAACGAAGAATCGCCTAGTGAAGATGCAGAAGATAATGCAAGTACGACGGGTAGCACAACTCCTACAATTCAACCTATGTGATGAGGTGATTGGGTGTATTATGTTTCTGAAATTAGCAACCGTGATTTAGCCGTTCTTTACCAATACAGAATTCTGCGGCAACCTTCTAATTTTCTTTCAGCAATTTATTGTGACGGCGAGCCTTTGTATGCCGAAATTTTCGAAGGTTCTGCAACTGACCTCCAGACTGATGACGGAAAGCCAATCTACCGCTATGACCTTAATATGTCAGAGGTTACGGGGAAGATACCATATCTAGAGTTTAGTTGCAAAGCGGATACAGACGAGAAACGGCTCGAGTCGATGCTGTATCTCGACGGTATGTCTTTGTATAGCACCGTGAGCTCATTTTCTAATCCCGTACAGGTAGGCGTTTACTGGGTATCTTCATTAGAGCAGATAAGAAAAGCAATCGAGTCGTACATCCAAGCAATGGGTGCATTTGACCTTGACAGTTTACGTGATATGTTCGATGCTCGTAAGAATCAACCAGGAGGTTTACCTGCTATAACCGGTAGGAATAACAACCTAGTCCAGTTTATGAATGACGGTGAGAAGCTGACTCTGACAGATTCTGGGTACATGATTGAGTCTGCGCTTGAAGGTCAGCTTTTATTAAACCCGAGCCAAGAGTTGCTGTCATCTCTTCCTAGAAGGCTGAGGCATAACATCAATATATCCGTTACCGACGGTGAGACTCGATATCTATCGTCATTTGCTGGGTATACGATAAACATCAGAGGAAACGGTAACTGGATATTGCGAGATATTAAGTCTGGCATAGATTTTGTTAGCGGAGCAGGCGAGGTTCGGATGTGGAATTGCAAATTGGTTCATTTCCGTTCTACCATCGATGAGGCACAGCGTGGTGACGGTATTTACACCTGCTCCTATCTGTATGCGCATCGGTCGCTGATAATAATCAATCAGGGGAAGGTATCCGACATCTATCTTACAGGGAATACGACTTTGATTGCTGTTCCTGTGTCTCTGGAACGAGTAGATTCTGACATTGTGATCAGCAAGGTTACAGCAGTCGGTTACGGCTGTTCATTCTATAGTTGGGTTGGCGCGATTCCAATCGAGCCTAGATATATTCAAGGTACAGTCTGGAGCTGTAATCCCAGAACAAATGAGGTTCTTTTGTATATGGCTGGTAGACGAATCGACGAGATAAGCAACGAGCACGACTCTGAGCTGCAGCCTAGTCGGATTACAGAATACAGTGTCGATAACATCCACATCTATCAAGGAGGTGTTTGATATGTATGATATCGGTTCCGTGTCAAACAGAAATATTCAACTTCTGTATCTTTACCGAATCTTACGAGAACCGTCAGACCGTCTTACTGCGATTTGCCGGGGTGGTCCGTACACTCAGGTATTTGAGCTGAATTGGGAGCTTTGCGATGTAGACATACCTGGGTATGATATTGTCTATAAAGCAGTTCTGGACGGTGTAG